GGTATGTCATGCGTGCCCATTAGCGGCCGCGGACAGTCACGTGATACTAACTCAGAACCATCTTCCTTACGGAAGGTGGACTCCACTTTTGAGGTGAAGTATCTAAGCAGCATCATCCAACCATCTACAGGTCGCTTGATGACACGAGGAATCACACAGAGAACACGTCTCTCACACCGTTGCTCGTCCTGAGCAATCTTGGAGTGAAAACGCCTCTTATGACTCCGGTAGGCCTCCGGTATGTTTATGACCGACGGAACGGGAAGACCCCATTCCTTGTCAGCCAGAGGACCGTATAAACGGTACACTAACTCCACGATTATCTCGTGGGACTCATAGTACCCCGCCTTAAATAGAGCATTTGCATACTCTATATAAGACTGGTATGGGCTAGGGCGCGGGGACGACGTCCAGGCTGTCCTAATACGGACAGGCGTGACACTTTCGCCTAGAAAGGCGTCCATGCCACAGGATTCCCTAAAGGATCCTTTTCCTGTACAGCTCTTGGCCTGGTTCACAACGAACCCAAAGGCTTCGAGTATTGTCATTGCGTACGCGGCTTTTGCCGTCGGTACAATGACGTCATCGCCATACACGTAACAGACATCCTGCTCCACTTCGGAAGATTTCTCTTCCTTATAGGACGGATGCTGCGCGTCGGTAAACCCAGCACGCAAGAGAGACCATATGGTTAGCGCCAAAACAGGGAAGCATAATGCTGACCCCATTGGTGCGAACTTCTGGAGTTTAACTCTCTTACCACTAGGTAACGTTGTTTCCTCGCTGCGTGCGGCCTCAAGAGCCCCTAATAGGGGTTCCGGAAACAGCAAACGAACAAGCTCCAAGCTCACGCGATCACTTGCCTCTTCTAGGTCAAGTGTAGCGTACTCCGCTCTGCGAGACCCTTGAAGGGCAGCATAACGGTTAGGTGCTTGGTCCGTGAATCGAACATCATCCCTTGTTAGGTGATGGTGTTCTACTAACTGGACGATCGCCCTCCCCAACCCTTGTTGAATCCATTGGTTTTCCAATGGCTCACAAGAGATGAGGCGCGGTCCGCGGGAATCCTTTGGTACGAGTACAACTCGCGCCGGGGATTCCTTATCACCAATACAATTCATGTACTGGATTCTATCACAGACATGATCAAGGTTAACGAAGAAATATTCGTCAAGTGGATAATGCTGTGTGATCCGATCCGGGACGTTAGACCAACGCCATTTACCCATGAGCTTCTCCCCAGTGGAGACAGCTCCGGGACCATGGCTTGGAACAATGTCTTGCGGATTGAAGTGGCGAAACACCCTCCAAAGGAGGATTCTCGCGCGACGGATGATACGCAACCATTTAGACTGCCCAACAAGGGTTGATAATTCCTTATTGAACAATACCAATTTCTCGTTTAAGACGAGAATCTCGTAGTCGAGCTGCCACACCTGCGGCGGCTGTAACCCTAAATCCTTAGAATAAGCTCTTTCAAGCTCCTTCATAGATTTAGCAAGTTCGGTATCCCGAACTTGACAAGAAACAGTATGTATGTGCTTTTCAAAGGCACGTACATAGTGATGAATGGAAACGTACTGATCTGTATCTGGCCGTTGCTGTCCTGTTAAGGATATAGCTTCGACCATGTGGAAGGTCTTCGCAGTTCTTGCGAAGATCTGATTCCAATTAAGGAGATCATGATCGGTTCTTTCGAACTTTTCAATGACCGCTTGTACTAGCGCGGGGGCGTACGGTAACTCAAGTTTGTAGAACACAAACAAGAATTGCCGCAGATGCCTGACGCTTTGTATTGATGGTTGTGGAAGAATGTATCCATCATCATTGAACACCAGTCCAAATAACTCCCCTAGGAACTGGGGGAGCACGCTGTTAGGCTTAGTATTAAAACTAAGCCCTTCAACATTGAACTGCGAACAATCGGCAAGCGACTTATCTAGTCGCCTACCAAGTGACGGCAAGGTTTCCGTGAGGAAACCGAGTCCTTCCTCCGCTAAACGCTGCTGCAATTTCCCAATTGTGGCGGCAAGTGCGGATTCTGTAACCACCTCACTATGTGACTTAAGTACATCACGTAATAAGGCGACGCTGATCCTTTTATAGGGATCTAGGCTATTATATGTTCCGATCATAATCGGCTCCATTCCTAGCAACGTCATCGCCACTACATGACACAATGTCACCAACTGACTCATACACCAGCTAAAGGGAATGAACCCCCTAACTAGCGTCTGGAAGAACTGCCTGTAACCCTTGCGGGTTACAGACATATTCTTCACCATTACTTAACCGGAGCTATCCCCTATGGGGGTGTAGCGCCACCGGATGCTTCCGACTGAGGATTGTTA